AATAAAACCAGCCATTACAAACTGATGAATAGTATCCATTAGTTCTAACATTGGATCATTTATTGTAGCCATAAAATCTTCTGGTCTTGCTTTTGCATATAAAAGAATGTCTCTTTTTAATTCTGGAACAGTCATATTATCTACTCCATTCCCCATTAAAACTCTACAAACTGATGTTAGCTTGTGAATATCAGATGTTATTTTTTTAGCTTCTATTTGAGCTTCTAACTCTGCCTCTACATATTCTAACTCTTCAGCTGCATCTTTTGAGCTGTTTATTTCCTCAAATACCATTCCGTTACTTGGGTGATAATGTAAGAACTTTTGTAAAGATTGATTTTGTTTTTCCACTATAAGCATTCCGTCTTCAAAAACGATTGGCTCTAAAATAGCGTTTCCATCTTGTTCATCTTCAAAAGGAGATTTTTGATTACGAGCATAACGTAAAGGCCTGTTAATACCTTGTTCGTCATCAAAATGTAATAAAGGAGATCTACTTGAGTGTCGTGATGCCAACATATATGAAAGTGGATGTTGGTTACCTGTAAGCCTATAGGCTTTGTTTTCGTACTTTTCTTTTTGTTTTGCCATTATAATATAATTTAATTTGATTTAAAAAAAATAATAATTACCCTCGTCAATACAACGAGGGTAACTATTACTACTATTTACTATGCATCTTGGAATAAGAAGAAGTTGTTTGCACCTAAAGTACATACAGCTCTTTCACTCAAGAAGTTTACTTCCATCGCATCAAGATCGCTATTTCTTGCGCCACCAGCAGAACCAGTAATCCAAGTTTTGTAACGTCTATCTTCAGTTTCAGAAGCTCTATAACGAACGTGTAAGAAAGGACGTTTAGCGTTCTTTCCTAAGATTTGGTCATAAACTGTAGTTGAACCAGCTGGAACTAATAGTCCATTGATTGCCCCTGCGTTTACACCACCTCTCATTGTAGGATCGTTTAAGTATTTCCAGTCAGACTTGTAAAAGTCATATCCTCTACGGAATCCTGTGAAACCTAAGTTTAAAGCCATGTCTTTATCATTGTCAAATAAACCATAAGAAGTACCACCTGCTCCATAAGAGTTTTGTGCTGCTAACATATCGTCAATATCAAATGAGAATTGTCTGTTTACAAAGATTACATTTTCTTCAATAGAACCTTGCTTATCAAGACGTTGAATTACTTGATCAAACTGAGCTAATGCAACTGGGTTTCCACCTCCGAAAACATTACCTCTTGTTGATACACTATAGAAAATTCCGTCAGATCCTGAAAGATTAGCTGCACCTGCACCTACTCCTACACCTTGTAAGAAATCTGCTGCACCTGAAGCTGCGTCTGCTGGAACTGCTTCCACCATTGCTGTCTCTAAGTAATCTTCAAAACGTAATCTTGTATCGTGTTCAGACTTTAAATACCATAAGTATCCGCTTACTCCGTCTTCACCTGTTACTTCAATCCATCCAATCTGAGCCATATCAGAACCAGAAACAGTATATTTGTCTTTGATAATAATTGGCTTGTTGTCAAAAATAAAGTCATCAGCTTCATTAGATCCTACCATTCCATTAGTTCCTTTTGCAAATTCAGAACCATAGATAAAGATATCACATGATGTTGCTGCTAACATTGCTTGACCTCCTGCTTCGTAATACGCTACAGTAAAAGTTCCTGGTGCTGCTGGTGTTGGAGCTATTTTTACAATTGCTTTGTTTTGTAAAGTAGATCCTGGTGTGTTGTCAGAAATCATAACTGTTTGTCCAACTCTTAATGAAGCTAAAATTCCAGAGTTAGCATTTAACTGTGGGTTAAAGTTTGCTGGATTGTTAGCTCCTGCGCCTGGTGCTGCTCCAACTCCTGGAATAGTCCATACGCCATCTACAGCTCCTGCTGCTGATGCTGAAGTACAGTTTTGATATTTAGTGTGTAATCTTCCTTGTTCTGCCCATTTAATAAGGTCAGAGTTAGAAGGCATTTCAGCACCTACCATTCTCAAGAATGATGCTACTGATCTGTTTCCATAACGCTCAAATTCCTTTTCATAAGTATCAGGTAGATACTGGTTCAAGAAATCAAAGTTGTTTATGTAGTTTGTTGATAAAGGAGTTTGCTGCGCACTTGGCTGCAAGTCAAATCCTGGTGTCAAATTTACTGCCATTTTTTTAAATTTTTAATTGTTTAACTTTTTTTAATACTTCTAATTTTGAGTCCTCTTCCGTGTTCGTTTTTACTATTACTCACTGGGCGTATTTTCATTCCGTCTTTTGAGACTGTTTGAGATTGTTGTCTAATATCCATATTAATGTTTTTAGATTTTCTTGAAACATTATCTACAGCGTTAGCAACACCCTGATCATAAAAGTATTGAGCAAATTTATCAGGATTCATAGCTACCGATAAAGCTTTATGGTAACCTATAGCGTCAGTAATTAATCCATCTTTACCTACATATTGACTAATAAAATTACCAACATTAGATTGTTTGTTTTTTAATTCTTCCGCAGTTCCTGGCTTAAAAGTTAGTTTAGTATCCGATACATTGAAATCAAAACCTTTGAAATCACTGTTAAAAACATCATTTGTTTTTTGAACAAAAAACTCAGCTTTTTTACTGTTTGCTTCTTCTAAACTTTTAGATTCTTCGATGTAACTCTTATAAGCATTAAGACTTTTTTCTTGATCTTCAGATAACCCACCCCCACTTGACTCAAGAGGAATATTATATTTATCTTTTTGTTCATTTAAAAACTTCTTTGCCTTAGCAAGTTCACGTTTTTTTGCTAACTTCAACTTCTTAATTTCTCTCGCCTCATCCAGTTCTTCGTCATAACTAAATTTGTCTTCGATCAAATCTTGAATATCTATTTCATCTAAACCTTCTTCGACAGATGAATAGTAGTTAGCCAGTACAGCATTATCATCCATAGAGTCAAAGTCTTTTTGTAAATTATAAAAATCTTCAATTCCACGACCAGTTTCCTGCTTGTACTTAAAATACGCTGACACATCTTCTGGTAAATCTAAGTTTGCCTCTTTTTCCGCAAACAAATCATCAACAGATTTTATGTCTTTGTCGTATCTATTTTTAATATATGAAAGAACATCAGTGTCATTTATTTCTGACACTTTATCTTCTTCAATAACTTCTTTAGTCTCTGGCCCTGAAGATTTAACTTCTGAAGCGTCTTCAGATAAATTAACTTTATCTACAACAACTTTTTCCTCACCTGAGTCTTCAAATTTTTCTTCGTGTTTTTTTAGCAATTCGCTTTCTACTTCAACACGAGATTTTTCTTCTTTTGTTACTTCTTTTACTTTAAATTCCATTTGATTTTATTTTTAACAAAGTTAGTATTTATTTTGATTATATTTTAGTCGGTTTTAAATATTAAAAAACCTTCTTTACTTTACTTATCTTGGGTTAAATTCAGAGAAGTCAAAACCATCTAAACTATCTTCATTTGATTCAAAATTAATAGAAGGTAAATTACGTTTTCGTTGTTCAATCATTTTAGATTGATTAGAAGATTGTTGGTTTATTCTTTTATTTTTTTCAGACTCTCTACTTTTTTCTCTTTCATCTATTTGTGACTGCTCAACTCCTTTTAATTGCATTTGATAATTAAACTCAACTTCCATTAATTTAGTTTTTAATTGAGCTTCCATCTGCATTTTTTGAATTGACATTTGAGCTTCAGCAGTCATTGTCTCCATTTTAGTAGCAGCTGTTTGTTGAGTTATTTGCATTTGTTGTTGAGCCGCAGCTTCTTGAGCCTGCATTTGCTGTTGAGCCTGCATTTCTTGTTGCTGCATTGCTTGCTGCTGTTCTCTTTCTTCTTTTTGTTTACGTTTTAGTTTCAGTAATTGATTAGCCATTTTTAAATTATGTATCTCTCTAATATCAATAGCGTCTTCTAAACTTATATTTCCTTGAGATAAAGCCATTTGTATATTTTGCTCTAACATGGCTTTTTCTTCTTCATCTGGAGACATTTCTATAAATATTCCAAAATCATATAAATAAAGATTTTTTATTTCATCAATAATCTGTAAGTTATATTTACCAATTTGCATAGCAAACTCATCTTTAAAATCAGCATATTCTAATATATCCGCCATTCTTATTGATAAGCATTCCGCTAAACTTCGAGTCATATATAAACTTGCTTGTAAAATATGTCTTGTTGCTGTATTAGAATTTAATGCTGCTAATTTATTTACGCCAACTAAAGAGTTGGGATCTGGACTTGAACCATCACGAGCTTCGTTAAGTCCAGTAACTGCTCTGATCATATCTAAATAATGATTATAATTACCAAGAAGCATTTGCATTTTACTTGCACCGCTTGAAGCGGTTAACTGACTTATAGGTACTTTAGCATTGTTAAACTCTCCATCTTGAGTAAAACTCCTACCAATAACACTACCTGTCTGAAAGTAAAGCCTTAAAGCGTCTTCTGGATTATAAGCATTTCCAGTTCCTAAGTCTACTTCATTTAAACCATCGGCATCAATAAAAACTCCATCAGGAACTACTCTCGAAACAACCTGCTGTATTTTTAAATGAGTCATTTGAATTAAATCAGCAAAAGGAATCATTCTTCTTACTAAAGATTCTACAGAACCTTTATACATTCTTGGAGCGCAAGCTATGTAGTTTGGTCTTGCATATTGATTGGCTGATTTAGGTCTAACCATATTTTCACTTAGTTTCCACTGAAGCATTATATTAGTACCCATAACCATTACTCCATCATACCAAACATCAATTCTTTTTGTAACTTTTTCAAACTTACCTTCTTGTTGCATTTCAACAGGAGGATTAAATTGATCGTCTTTCTCTACAGTTTTAAAACTTCCATCTGTCATTTTTTTCTTTTTGTAAACAAAAGAGTGAGTAGACTTGTAGTTAAAGTATAATAATGTAGCAGTATCTCTGTGAAACATACTATTATTATAAGCTTGAGCGTTATTATAATATTGATACCAAGATTGACTGTATTTAGAAATTTCATCTAAATCAGAAAGAGTTAAGTCTGGATCTATTTTAATTAGTTCTCCAATGGGAACTGTTTTTATTTCTCCCCAATAAAAATTATCTTTAAAATAAGGATCTTCAGTATAGCTATAAACTACATTTGCTGGATCTACATAATCAACTTTAACCCCAGTTCCAGGTAAAAACATATGTTTACAAATCCCTATACCTAAAACAGTTTGATCGTAATCAACTCTTTTCCTTATATCTTGGTAATGATTTTCATCTAACAAAGTATTTATTCCAACTTCTTGAGCAATCTCAATAGCTGGTTTATACTTCATTTGCATATATAACTCAAGCTCTTCATCACTTCCAGGAAGCTCTTCTTCAGCAACACTAAAAACAGGTATTTCAAAATCTTTTTCTAACTGTCTTAATACTGGTGCTGCTACCATATCGGCCTGAACCATGTCTTGAAAAATACTACGTTTTTCAGCAGACATAGCATCCTGAGCATAAGTTTTTATTTTAAAAAGCCTATCAGACATTCCATTTACAACTATGTCTACAAACTTAGGTATTATAGGAACTGGAGTCCAATCCAAATTTAAGTGACTTAAATCTCCATCTACTGATATTTCATTTTTATATTTAGCTATAGATTGTTCTCCTCTTGCGTACAGCCTTAGCCTATTAAAGTCAGCCCATTGATTATAAAACCTACACGAACCACTATCCTTTCTAAACCACTCATACTGAATTGCTTGACCTACCTGTAAGCCAAACTCCATTGTATCTTTAACAGAATCTGATTCAAATTGATCAGGAAAAGCAGCTGAGTTAACTTGTATTTTTACATCTTTCATTTATTAATTAATTGACTAACCGAAGCTGTGTTATTATATCTTGCAAAGTTAATGCTTATTTTCGATTTTTGTTTAGACGGAGTGTATAGGTGTTTTTGATTTGCCATTACAGCTAAACCAGAACTAATAGACGCATCAAATTTAGTTCTGTTACTTATATCAAACTTAGCCCAATCCTCTAAAGTTCTTTGAAAATGCATTATACCCATATCATCTTTATCTCTGTACGAACCCTCCATATCTAATCCAACATACTTTTCGATGTAAGATTCTATAGCGGAAGCGTGAGATTGCTTTACGTCTTCACTTGAATTTGGTATTCCTCCTAATTCTTTTTCTGTTTTAGACAACTTGTTAAATCTCTTATCAGGCCTGTTTAAACTAAATTGTCTATACCCTCTGTTTTTTAAATGATACAATAAACGAGGTTTATTATTCTCACACAAAATAGGCATTCCATAAAACACCATAGCCATTAAAACATCTTCAAAAAACAACTCAGCAGTTTGAGGACGAGCTATGTATTCTAAAAAAAACTCATTGCTTGGAGCGTTATCCATATTAAATTTTGTTAATCCATGTAAAGAACCATTAGATCCTTTCCCAACAACAACACCTGATATGTCGTATGAATCACACCCAAATGTACCTACGTGTTCATTCCCTGGGTATTTTAATCCATTTCTTGTTATAACATTATTTTGCAATGCTTTTTCTGGTAACCAAGTTACAAAAAATCTTCCTCTTTTATTAGGTGACCAAATAACCCTGGTATCTTTAATTCCGTTTTCCCAAGAAAAAGATCCTTGAGTTACGTGTCTGGCGGTAATTAAAGAATCATTGTAGTCAATTTGCTGGTATATTTTAGTTAAATTAAATAGAGACTGTTTGCTTTCATCTCTAAAAGCGTGAGACTCTGATCTTGGAAACTGTCTGTAAAACTCATTCAAAGCGTCAGGATCTTGCTTTAAAGAATCAACTTCATTTTCCCAATAATCTAAAGCTCCTTGATTTATCATTTCTCCATCAATACCAAGTATTGGTGAATTAGGAGATCTAAAAACAGGCATTCCATATCTGTCAATAAAACCTTCCATATTCCATTCCATAGGGATGAAAAGTGAATATAGTCCGCTTTTAGTTTGACCATTTGAGTTTCGTTTTCCACAATCAGAATCTATGTATAATTTTTTAAAATTACTTCCACCTTTGTCAAGTGCATTTGATGTAGATCCCATCATACATTTACCAATAACTTTACTACCTAATCTAAGACAGGTTTTAGTAACCCTCCAGTTGTTTAGAATATTGTCAGGCTTTTCCCATTTTCCACTTTCATCGTGAAGTAATAATTGCAATTTTTCACCATCATAACTGTTGTCTCCAGTATTTTTCCAGTCAATAGTGGTGTCAAGACCTTCAAGCTCCTGGTCTTCAGTTAAATACATATTTTTTTTAGTAATCTTTGAAGCAGGTACTCTGTAGGCTAATTCTGTTTTTGGTTTATCCATACCATCTTGTATGGGTTTAAAAAAGAAAGGATAGTTATTAGATATAGGAACTATTTTGTCAGTAAACATTTTTTTAGCATCAGATCCTGTTTTAGATAAAACACCAATACGAGCATCTTTTGTGATTGTACCAGTATTTACTCCTTCACATGAAGCCATAAAAGAAAATCCTGAACGTCTAATTTTTAAGTAATCCATTCCAAAACTTCTTTTATCTGCTTTACAGGCTTCCCAGAATATATAAAAAACCCTATTAGCTTCTCTGTAGTCTGGAAGTCCAATATCTATTTTTGTCCACTGAAGGTACATATAATGAGTTCCTGTAATATAAGTTGGCTTTCCGTTGTTATAAAACCAACAGCCTAACTCCCTATAGTTAAACTCGTTTTCAATATAATCAATCCACTCGTTTTTAAAACTTAAAGGAGCTTCGTGCCACTGAAAAATAGACTTTATTTTTTTTAGTTGTTTAGGTGTTTCTTTAGATTCCCAAAACTGATCTTCTTTTTTTTTTGATCTTTTAATTATATCGTTTGAAGCTTTTGGAAGAGCGATATTAAGACCGCTTATGTTTATTATATTTTCAATTTGACCTGTTTTTGAAATTACAACAAAATTATATTTTTCATTATAGCCATAAACCCAAGATTTAGATTTGTTTTTTATAGACAAAACATTCTTAGGAACTATATTTTTAAGTTCAGTATATAATTTATTTTGATCTTGATTCTGCAAATCCTTTTGGTGTATTATTTTTTTTAGTATCTACTCCTTCTATTTGATCTTTTTCTTCTTGAATTTTTTTTAGTATTTCAAAAGCATCCATAATACAAAGCTTTTTTGTAGCCGCTGCATTTTTTAATCTATCAGCAGCCAGCTCATCATCTTTATCGTACTTAATAATATCTTCTTTTGCAACTTTTATTAATTGCAAAACAGCTGACTCACCAGCTTTTATAATCTCTTTTTTTATGTTTTTTATATCCATCTTTATTTCGATTATATTTAAGTTTTAATTTATCTACTTTCTCATACCATTCGGTATTGTTTTTTTCAATTTTTTTATTACTCATAATCAGAAACCTTGTAAAACATAACAAAAACTTTTCTACCTTCTTTCCATGATATGTTTGGATATTTACTATGAAAATAACTTGAAGGATAAGAAACTAATCTATTTTCTTCATAACCAACAACTGTGCTTAATCTCCATCTATCTAAGTTGTTAGCATCTAATTTAATCATTTTATCGTAATCTTCATCAGTTATTTCTTCAGGAATTTCTCTTCCATATATATCATGTTCCCATAAAGCAGTTCCATGAAGATCTTCGTTTTCTCTTGGAGATAAATAAAGAACTAAAGCTCTGTCTGGTTTTTCACCATTAATATTTAAATCAGAATGAATCCTCCAAGAAACATCTAAGGTGTCTGTAGATACTCTAAAAAAACTTAAAATATTTTCTATCTCTTTACCTTCTACTATAGAAAGCCTTGAAGTCACATAATTATCAAATTCTTTATTTGATTTCTGTATGTGAAAATCTTTATCTCCTGCGTTTATTTTATTAAAAGTATTTTTATCTAAATAATCATTAGCTATTTTAAATAAGCTTTTTTCTACAAAGTCATCTAATATATAAATCATAAAGAAAAAGTTATGTTGTTGGTAAACATTCTGTAGAGTCTTTCTCCATCTATATTAAACTCATATTCGCTGTCTGGCTGGTAAGATATTTCATCACCAACTTTTAATCCCATGCTTAACAACTGATCGTTAATGTATTTTATTGTTCCAAATAAAGGTTCTTCTGTAATTGATTTTTTTATAAAAGATTTTTTAGTTGGAGATGGTTTTATAAAACAATATTTATTATATCCTTTCCATTCTCCGTTTTGTTTATATAGAAAAAATTGATCTGGATCAACAAGAAATAAGTCTTCCATAAAAAAACTTTTTCCACTTTTTCTACGACCATACATATCGTAATAAAACTTAAAAACATTATGATGAACTAAAAGCATATCACCTTCTTTTACAGGCCCTTTATACTTTATAGGAGTAGATACCACCACTGCATAGCGATTAGAGGCGCTATGGTCTTCTTCTGAAGTACTTACAATGAAATTTATATCACCATAAGCTTTTGTATTATCGTATCTCTTATTATTATAAGGTTTTACAATAAACGAATAAGGAGATTTCATTAAAAATTTATATTATATTCTAAAGATATAGGTAAGGTACACTTAAATTCTTTCCAAAGCAAAACTTCATCCTGCTTCATAATCCAAATTTTGTAAGACTCTGAAGCAACATCATGCTGTATAAGATGTATTCCGTAGCTTCCACCTAAAACATCTTGACCTACTATATAGTGCATAGCGCCAGACTTATAATCTGCTCCGATTGAAATTTTTCTTATGTCCATTTAATTTAAAATGATGTCCCTAATGTTAGGACTCTGTAAAATACATTGACAAATAATTTACCATCACCTTGTGTTGGATCAGAACTTGAAAATAAATTAACAGGTTTATTAGCAGACAAAGCTAATGAATTACCAGATCCTCCACCTAAAATAAGCTTCATCGAATAATCTGCATTACCATTTGCAGTTGAATTAGCTAACGATGCATACACAGTGGAATCACAATCAAACTCTAAATCACTGGAAAAATTATAAGCCCCAGAACCGAATTGACCATACACCGCAATATCTATTATATCTAAAACTTTATTAGCCCCTGGAGCTTCAATTATTCTCATTCCTCCAGATAAACCTAACAACTCTTTTGATGTTACCTCTACATGAGCAACAAGCGTGTCAATACCAAAAATAGACTGTATCTGCGATATAGTGCAAGTTTTAGTCATTAAGTTATTTTCCGCATCAGTTATAATTAAATAATCTGCTGGATCAAGATTGCTAATAGTAGGATACGCTGATGTGTTGCTTATTTTTGCCATGTTTTTTTATTCTGTCACCTCTAAAGGTTTTTCTTCTTTTTCTTTAACCTCACCTGTTTGTAAATTAATAACTGCATTTTTACCAAATTCCTCCATTAAAGATTTCTCTTGTTCTGCGAATTTTGCTTTAATACCAGCTATACCAGATATAAGATCTGCTTTTTTAATTTCTAAATCTGCGATTTCAAATTTTGAATCATTAAATTGTTTTTGCAAACCTTGTAATAACTCTAACTGTTCTTTACTTAATTGTTTTGACATTTGATTATATTTTATTATTTATACAAATATAGTAATTTTTAATTAAAAAGTATTTGAATCAAATACTCTGTATTTTAATTTTATAGATATGCTAATTAAATTAGCTGGAGTTGCATTTGTGGTTATTCTGTTTATAAATGTTG